TCTATCAATATTCTCTATTATGTAATCATCATTTCTCGCAGCAGCCATGACTAAAATATATTTTTTGTGCAGTATAGAATTTTACTCGATCATAACCATTATGTGTCAATTCATCCTTTATAAAGTTTAGAAACTAATCTTTATTTCCTTCCATAGCTAATTCTATTGGACGCTCATCTTTATTTAAAGGTAAAATTAGTTTATATCCTAATATACTTCCATCCCAACGTTGTAATTCTTTCACATATAATGGTCTTGTATACTTAGCTTCATAAATTTGTTCAATTAATTCCCTAACTGCTGATTCTAAGTCTTTCATATCCATACATATCTACAGTATATGATTGATTTGTAAATGTTTCCTAAATCTAGAAGTCACGTTGCTGAGGAATTATTCCTTTATGTTTTATTCCTCTCTCGTCAACCCAGTATCCAAATGGTCTAAATTTTTCTTTATCAGAACTATCCATTTTAGGTTTAACAAACATTAATTCTTCATTTGCTAACATAGCCATTCCTAAAGCGGCTACCATATCGAATTTACGTTTATTCTCATAAGAATAAGTAGACAATTCATGTAATAATTCTTTAAACCATATTTCACTACAGTATTCATCAATATAATCAGATATTAAATCTAACTAATGTCTAATAACACTCTCTGTAGCTGGTGCTCCAAACTAACGACTCTTTCCGTTTTGAATATCAGATTGACAAGATCTTGGTCTTCTCATTAGATATTTATTCTCACATTTTTTCTCTCTAAAGAACTATAGTATAGAAATTCTTGTAGACTCAAGACAGGCTTGAGCATTATAATACTATAGTAATTTTAAGCATATTATGTGAGCATCTTTAATTTTCTAAGGCCTATCTTTATAATAAGCCACAACCTGCGGCGGATGCGTCCCAAACATCCTACGAAGAATAACAACACAGAATTCTGATGGATCTTTTGTGTATTCTGAGGTATCTTCTCCTCCCATATCAATTCCATCAATCCCTGCTACGTAAAGATTAACGGGTACTTTTTTATTATCATCCTCTCTAGGTCTTTCTAATATGTGTACTTTTCCTTCAAGTTTTGGTGTAAATTTAACTCCTTCGACAAATTCTTGTCCTACTTTTCCATCCTTAAACTTGTAATCGAGTACACCAATTTCTTCTTTAGGCCCATTTCCCATTAAAATTTGAGCCATCTAATCTGCAAGTAGAACTTTATTAAATTGGTTCTCACCTTCTAAGGCGAATGCTTCATCTGGCGTAAAGCAGAACTCAGCACATTCAATTAAGTATGCTTTAGGATCATATAATAAAGATTCTCTTTTCTTTTCTCTAAATTCTCTAGCTTTTTTAGTATTAGTAACTCCCCTATGATCAATATATCCAGGAGCAGTAACAAATGTAAAAGAAGGAATAAAGAATCCACTTAATATGTATTCTCCATTTCTAGTATAATTATGACGATATGGTAATACATTAAAACCTTGTGGATTATAGAACATATCACTAAGGTCACCCATATAGGCACCATCACCACCAGTTCCCCAGACAAATCTAGTTCCAATTTTATTACCCATGACTTCTACAAGAGCGTTTCCTTGAATATATGTTTTCTTTAAAACTGGATTAGAACCAGCTTCTTCAAAGAATAATCGGTCAATACGATCACCACGAAGTTTACGAGGTTTATCTACTACTTTTCCTTCAATATCAGATCCCCAACTATCTGGAAGTTCCTCACGTTGTTTATTAATTTTGGATGCTTTCTTATATAAGTCTGAGTTATATTTTTGTCTCACGTGGCGCATACCGCCCTCTGTATCTGCATTTAAGTTGTCTAACTAGAACCAGGCTTTACCTAGTACGTCGTCTAGATGACCTTGAGCAAAAGCAGTATACACACAGTGAGCGTTTCTTCGAGTTGAATAAACACCAACTCCTAAGGATGCAGCTATTTCTGAAAATCCGACAGCACGGCTTTTTACGGCTAGTACATCATGCCTAGTATATTCACACATTTCAATATAGTGGAAATACTCATATTGTTTACTTAGAAAGGCAGGATAAATTTTACCACGACCTTGGCC